TTTCTTAAACAATGAAACAATTAGATTATCTGTACCACAATTAGGTACAGGTACGTTGAAAGTTAATACTAAATTAGGTGTTAGTGGTGATGGAGGGACATTCATTTTACCAACCACATTCGTTTACGACCCAGCAATAAATCCTGCAACCGCAGCGTCACCAGGTGGATATAATAATCCTACAAATGTTAGTCCTTCATCTGCGGCAACACCTACAGACAATTATAACCCACAAAATACTACAGCTCAAGTTGCCTTAACTCAAACACAAAAAACACAATATCCTCTAGGTGGAGATGATATTTTGGTTGTAAAAGTTGCTCCTAATATTGGAGTTTGGACTATATACGACCAACCAAAATATTCTTATACTGTTTCAACTTTCAAGACAGTTAATAATAAAGAAGTAGAAGAAGTTGAAGAAAGCAAAATAAATGATACACTCGTGAATAGAGTAAGTCAAAATGTTATTTGGGTAACACCAGACAAACAAACTTTCCAAGTTAACAGACAAAACCTAATAACTTATGAGTTTGATGATATTATAAAAGATGATTATCCCAACCAAAAGCTCAAATTTGATATTCAATTTAAACTTGATGCCTATCAAGCTAACCCCTATAGTTCTCAGACAAAGAATTTCAATTATATATTAATTGTCCCTGGTCCACAGACAACATCTCAAGGTGAATTACAGGAACCAGGTTCACTTGTTTTAGTTAGTGATACGAGTAGCGGTGGTTTACCTAACTTTAGTGGAGAAGAATATTACAACATTAAAAAACCAGCAGGAGGTTATTTGACTTTCAAATTTAGTTGTCCTGGGTTGAAAACAAAAAATGACCCTGTTGTTAGAGTTGCTGGCACTTCAACAAAAAAGACTATCAGAGTAGAGGAAAGTTCTGATACAAAGTATACAAATCTAATTACAGTTGACGGTATTGGAAGTTTAGTACTTTCTGTTTCATATACATCTTCATTATATGAAATTAATGGAAGACCTTTAGCTGCTAGTGCTCAGATAAATTTCACTTTATAGTAGAACAACATATTTATATAGAAAGAATTTTATGAATTTAAAATCAGCATTAGACAATTATCTTGGAAAATCGATAAGATATTCTGAAGAAGATAATGGAGACGGAACAAAACAAGTTTGTGACTTAGACACAGGCGATTGCTACACAGTTAGAGAAAGAGATGGTCTTATCGAAAGAGCGGGACATCAATCTACAGTTAACAGAAAAGTAAGAGTAGAAACAGCTAAAGGAATAAAACAATTATTAAACGGATAAAACATGAGTTTAGATAAAAAAATATTGAGTGAAATTGAAAGATATAAAAGCATCAATCAATACATCAATGAACAAGCGGCAGATGTTGACCCAGCGGCAGCACCTGATTTAGGAGCATTAGCGCCAGCGCCGGGTGCGGGAGAAGTTGCACCACCGCCACCAGCGGCACCTGCACCACCTGCAGCACCAACAAATGAACCAATTGACCTTGCAAACGACCCTGACGTTGAGAAGTTAGATGACGAAGGTGAGTCCGAAGGAGGAGATGAATCAGGGAGTGAAGAACTTGATATTACTGAACTTGTAGATTCTCAAAAAAATATTGAAACAAAACAAGAAGAATATTTTAATAACTTATTTGGTCAATTAAATGACCTACAATCAAGATTAGGTGAAATGGACCAAATCATGAATAAGTTAAATAGTCTTGAGGCTAAGATTGAAAAATACAGAGAAAAAACTCCACAAGAAAAATTGGAATTGAGAACATATGATTCATATCCATTTAACCAAAAACTTTCACAATTTTTTGATGATAAGTCAGAAGAGATGGAAAAGACAGGAAAAAATGATTATGTTTTAACTTCTGACCAAGTAACAGACATTAACGTTAATGACATTAAAAATTCATTCCAACCTGGAAAAGTTGACAACTACGACAACGAATTTAAAAGATAAAAAATAACAAGAAGGTGTCGAAAGACACCTTTTTTATTTGACTAAAGTTACACTTATACCTATATTTTATAAACAATTTAATTAATTTAAAACTTAAAAACATGAGTTCATTAGACGCCGTATTGGCACAGTACGAAAAATCACAAAACGCATCGGGCGGGGCCCAATCAAAAATGTCGCAAGACGAAAGAATGAAAAAGTATTTCGCTTTAATCCTTGGGGATAAAGAGAAATCGGGTCAAAGAAGAGTAAGAATTCTTCCTACACCAGATGGTTCTTCACCATTCAAAGAAGCTTGGTACCACGAAATTCAAGTTGGTGGCCAATGGCAAAAATTTTATGACCCAGGAAAAAATGACAACGAGCGTTCACCTTTAAATGAGGTTTACGAAGAGTTGATGTCAACTGGTAAAGAAACAGATAAAGAATTAGCGAAACAATATAAGTCTCGTAAGTTCTATATCGTAAAAGTAATCGACAGAGACCACGAAGAAGATGGTCCAAAGTTTTGGAGATTTAAACACAACTACAAGAATGATGGTATTCTTGACAAAATCATTCCAATTTGGAGAAACAAAGGTGACATCACCGACCATGAAAATGGCCGTGACTTAATCATCGAATTATCTAAGGCTAAAACACCAAAAGGTAAGGAGTACACAACTGTATCAACAATTATGTACGATGACCCAACTCCTGTTCACTCAGACCCTATTCAAGCAAGTGCTTGGGTTACTGATGAATTGACTTGGAACGATGTTTATTCTAAGAAACCTGTTGAATATCTTGAGGCAATTGCTGAAGGTAAAACACCAAAATGGGATAATGACAAAGGTGGTTATGTTTATGGAGACGAAGAAGTTTCTCAAACATCTATCGGTGGTTCTAAAGCTAAAGAAGCTACAATTGTTGACCCACAAGTTAATGACGAACCAGACGGAGATTTACCGTTCTAATTTATAACAAGGGTGGGAATCCCCCACCCTTTAATTTTTTTTCACATGACGTTTAAAGAAGAAATTGAGTTACAATTAAAAGATAATAAAACATTATCTTACGAATTTTTAAGTCAATTAAAAGATAAAAGTTACTTCTCAGGTAGAGGTAAAGAAATTGGTGATACAGTTCTATTTGGGATGTTAAGAGAAGAAAGTGACGACGAAGAAGCAATGCCTCTGAAGTTAATCACATTTCATGAAGAAGAATTGGGAGAACTATATGAAGAAGATGAATTGTTCTACAATCGAAACAAACCAAGCAAATTACCAAACATTAAAAGAATAGAAAATGGCAATTAAGAAAAACGATTTTAAGTCTATCAAAGACAAATTTTCAACATCGGCAAAATATAAACCTCAAAGGTTTTTTGATTTAGGTCCTGATTTCTTGGATGCCGTTGGACTTCCTGGTCCAGCCATTGGACATTTGAATATGTTACTTGGTCACTCAGATACAGGTAAGACGACTGCACTTGTAAAGACTGCGGTTGACGCTCAAAAGAAAGGTATTCTTCCTGTGTTCATTATTACAGAACAAAAGTGGTCATTTGAACATGCTAAGTTAATGGGGTTTGATTGCGAGGAAGTTGTTGATGAAGAAACAGGTGAGTTGGATTGGGATGGTTTTTACATCTTCAATAACAACTTTGACTACATCGAACAAATTACCGACTATATCAACTCATTGTTGGACGAACAAGAGAAAGGCAACCTGGACTACAGTTTGTTATTCTTATGGGACTCAGTGGGTTCTGTACCATGTAAGATGACATTCGAGGGTAAGGGTGGTAAGCAACACAATGCAAGTACTTTGGCTGACAAGATTGGTATGGGTATTAACCAAAGAATTTCAGGGTCTCGTAAAGCAGATTCTAAATACGAAAACACATTGGTTATTGTTAATCAACCATGGGTTGAATTACCTGATAATCCTTTTGGACAACCAAAAATTAAAGCTAAAGGTGGTGAAGCCATTTGGTTGAACTCATCATTGGTATTCTTATTCGGAAATCAAAAGGGTGCGGGTACTAACAAAATTACCGCAACAAAAGACAAGAGAAGTGTTAAGTTTGCAATCAGAACAAAAATTTCTGTTATGAAAAACCACATCAATGGATTAGGTTATGAAGACGGAAAGATTATTGTTACACCACACGGATTCTTGGCAGGTAAAGAAGCCGCTGAAGAAAAGGTTTCAATTGAAAACTACAAGAAAGACCACGCGGACTATTGGAAGGACATCATCGGAACTGATGGTGATTTCGACCTCAAAGAAGAAAAGGAAGATTAGTATATATTGTTTCACAATTTAAATCACGGATGTGATTAAGACATTATTAGTAGACGGAGACAATCTGTTTAAAATTGGATTTCACGGGGTTAAAGAGATGTATGACGGTGGCGACCACTTAGGTGGGATATACCACTTCATAAACATCTTAAGAAAGTTTCTCGAGGAGCACAATCACGATAAGGTGGTAGTGTTTTGGGATGGGGATTCAAACTCATCCATGAGAAAGTCATTGTACCCATTATACAAGGCGAATAGAAGACAGGATATGAATGAGTACAAGTACGAATCATATCTTCAACAAAAGGCTCGAGTTAAACAATACCTCGAGGAGATATTTGTACGCCAAGTTGAAATGAATAACAATGAAGCAGATGACCTAATCGCTTATTATTGTAAAATCGCAACCGATGAAAAAATTATCATCTTCTCGGGTGATAAAGACCTTACACAACTTATATCGGAAAACATCACAATCTATTCCCCTGTATCTAAACAATACTATAAGAATGGGGATATGATTGCAATCAACAGG